ATTGACCATGGAAACATAATTATACCTTCTTTTTACTCTTTCCAGCTTCAGAAAGTGCAATTGCAATTGCTTGTTTTCTAGATTTTACTTTTTTCTTTGATTGTCCAATAGGTAATTTACCTTTTTTAAACTCCTTCATCACTTTTTTAATTTTTTTCTGTGATTTATTCATTTCCACCTCGCATTATTCTAACTTTTGGCATCATGTTTTGTTGATTTTTCATCATTGAGTCAACATTAGGTACAGTTTTACTTAAAATTGTTTTTTCAATTGATGTATCAGCTCTTAATTTAGCTAATTCTTCGTTCTGTTCTAGTTTTTCATCTTGATTTTGTTGATTCATCATAGTTTTCATTTTATCAAGATCCATTCTCTCTCTTCCTTCACGTTCTTTTCTATCATTTTCCATTGCTCTAAGGTCTAATTCTCTTGATCTTAGTTTTGCAATTGGATCATTATCAAATTGTGAAGTAATTTTTTTCTCTTCATTCATAAATTCTTCCATCATCTCGGCAATCAACACAGCTTTTCTACCTTCGATTCTTTGTTGAATCATCATTGCTTGTTGTTGCATCTGTTGAGCGGCTTGTGGATTCTGCTGCATCATCATTTGCATCTGTTGTTGCATCTGTTGTAACTGCATTAACTCATCTCTCATTTCTAACTCAACTTGTTCTTGAGCCATTAATGAAATATGTTCAAAAATATTTTTCTCTAATGATGCCATGACCATTGGATTATTTCTAGCAATGTTAGTTGCCATAAAATTTAAGTGAGCAGTTATATGTGCTCTGTGATCTTGACCTGGAAATGCTTGGAAAGGTCTACTACCTAATGCATCAATATGTTCTAATGCAGGATCTTTTGGCATAGGTTGTTGTGGCTTCATTAAAAGACCATCAATATTTTTAACACCTAATGCTTCATACATATTTCTATATGCTTGATATAAATTATGCATTTGTGGATTTGAGGTTGCCAGTTGGAGTTCCGTTTGCGCAAGGGAAATACGCTGTGTTTGAGAAAATATGTTGGGGTCAGCAACTGGCAATATATCTACACGATCATCAAAGTCAGATTGCATTATCATTCTTTGGCCCCCAACGACATCATACGGATATTGTTGTGGTAGATATAACTTGAATACTCTAGCCATAAGTTTGAATTCATTCTTAAGAGCTGAGTAAATTCTTTTGTGAATAGCTGACATAGTTCTTGAACCACGTTCTAATAGTGCAACGGTAGTTCCAACTGCTGCTTGTTGATTACCATCACCAACTTGCATATCAGCAATAGATGCAAATCTTTGACCTGCTTGAACAACCACTCCCATAAGTGCAAGAAGTGTTTGACTAGGTTCTTTAAACGGAAGCATCATAAATGAATCTCTTAAATTTCCACCAGGTGCATCTACATCTCTAAATTCTCCTGGTTGAATTGATTGTGCATCATCTCTAATTCTAATACCTCTCATTTTGAAACCAGCTGGCAGATTAGATAGCGTTCCCGCATCTAAGAGCTGTCTTAAAGCTGCGGTCGCTGTTCTTGACAGTCCACCAATCATGTGGATTAGACCGAAACCATAAAACCCTAAACCCGGTAAAAATTTAAAGTGTACAAAGTATTGTACTTTTTTCTTTGCAGGATCTCCTGCTTCGTAGTTTCTTCTGATAGATAAAATTTCTCTTGAACCTTCTTCAAGAGTTACAATGTATGGAAGTTTGATTCCTGACGGCTCACCAGTCTCGGGATTAACATCTTCAAAACCTTCGATGTCTAAATTCACGTGACACTCTAGAAGAGTATATAAATCATCATTCTTAGTTTTAGTTACTCCTTCTAATTCTCTTTCCTTTTTCTCAACATCCGATTCTTTATCTTGAGGTGCAGCTAAATCTATGTCTCTATAGAAACCTGCAACTTGTTGTTTTCTTAATTCGTTTTCAGAAATTTTTACTTTGTGGATGACTGCTTCCGCATCGTCTAATGAGGTAGCCGTATACGGAACTACTAAGTCATCAGCCGGTACAAATTTTGATACCGCTCTACCTTCTACTTCATCATAATAAACTTTTTTAAAAGTTGATCCAGATAATGGAAGATGAAATAACATAGAATCAAATTCAGGTTCATACTCTTTCATTTGTTCCATGATTTGATAGTTCATAAAATCTTTAACACGTGCTGCTTGTTCAACTTTATCTGGAGTTTGTAATCCAATGATTTGAGTTCGAACAGGTCCGTCTGCTGGTAATAATTCTTTGTAAGCTAAAGCTTGAAACTGTGTAACTGCTTCTGCAAGAACAGGGTGAGTTGCACCGCTTGCTCCTTGAAATGGTTCTGTTCTTTGATCGTATTTAAAACCTAATAAATCTAAACCTTGTGTATAAGTTCTTTCCCAATCTTTTCTTGACATAGAATAATCCATGTACTTTTGATTTAGGTCAGAACCTAAAGAACCTAAAACATCATCAGGTAAAAAATCAGCAAGGTTTGCATAATGCTCATCACCACCTTCAGGTGTTGCAGCTTCTGGATCTAAACTAATATCAACAGATCCATCTTCGTTCTCTTGAACTTCAATTGGACCTTGAGCTTCTTCTTGCTCTGATACTTCTTCAACTACCTGTTCTTGAATTTCTTCTTCACCAGGTATTTCAAATTCTTTTCTTGGCTCGTTTGGTAGAGCCTTGTCTATGTCTGCCATTTATTTTCTCCGTATGTTTTACTACCTTAACAGTATTATATGAAATATTCAAGCCCTGAGGCAGGGGTCCGGCTTCAGGTGGCGGGCCACTCTTTTTACCATATTTATAGGTCATCGTCAGGGAATCGTTTATAGCTTACATCATCTCCAGGGCCATATTTAGTTTCTAAATATTCTGCTTGAGACATTTGATTTTCATTTAGGTCTTGTACTTTTTTAAGTTTGTCTTGTCTAATTTTTAAATCCATTTCATCTAATTTACCTGTTGCAAATTGTTTTAAAGAAGATGTATCTGACATTAATTCATCAGCACTCTCAACAATATTCTCTCCATCGAATTCTATATCATAATCATCAGGTCCCATTCTTATACCTCTTGGTTCAGCTTCAACAGCTTCAAATTGTGCTGGAACAGTTTTACCTTCTTCAAGTTGTGTTGCCGGTCTGTAAGTAAATGATACAGATTGTTCACCCATGTTTGTAGGCGAATCATAGTCTACTCTAACTGCACCTGTTTCTAAATCTTGAGTTACTCTTACTCCTTCAGCTTCGCCAAGTTGTTTTACATGAACTACTTCTCTATCTTTTGTTGCAAATCGTTTTGTAACATCTATTCCTTCTTTAATAACTTTATCTACCAATGATCCAAACCATGCAGGCATTCCTTTTGCAGCTTCTAATGCAGCAGGTGCAACTTTAGCTGCAGGTTCAATAAATTTTCCGACAATAGGTAATGATGCAAGTCCGCCCATAATCTTCATAAATTTTCTTTTACTTGGATCTTCGGGTCCGTCTGCAAAACCTTTTCTAATTAATCCCCCATCCGCTGCAGCTACATTCATTTGTTCTTGCTGTTCTATGTTGTAAGCTTCTCTTTCTTGTGGAGACATTTGTTCAATTCTATTTAATTCATCTTTTACAAATTTTCCGTATTTGTATAAAGCTTCACCACCTAATGATGCAATGCCAATTGGCGATGCAATTCTTGCAGCACGTGCTGCCATTGCAGGTGATAAACCAAAATTTAAAATCCGTTGAACTGCTGGACTAAATTTTGCAGATTGTTTTACAAGTTCAGGTGCAAGTGCAAGTTCTGCTTCTATACCAACTCTATCTAAAGTTTGTGTTGGATCAACACCAAATCCAGCAATTAATCCTGTTGCACCTAAAGGTGTGCCTGCAACTTGTAATGCATATTTACCAAATTTTTTTGCACCTTCTCTTACAGGTTTAAAAGCTAAAGAACTTGCTGCTGCAGCTTCTGGTAATATACTTCCTGTTTTTGTTTCTTCGCCAGCTGCTTCCGCCTGTGTTTCTAATAACCCTAATCCAGCAATACCTGCAACAGAAGCAACTCCACCTGTTTTTATTGCTTGATTTAAAAATTTTCTAGCTTTTGGTAAATTGTTTTCTTTAAACAATTGTATAGATTGTTTTAAATCTTCAGGTAATAATTTAAATTCTTTTGTTTTATCTCTACCAGTTGCTATAAAACTTTTAATAGCTCTTTCTGCTTTTTTTACAATTGGATCATCCATAGAAACTTTAGGATGAACTGGAACTATTTTATTATTTTCAAATTTATATTTTGTAAGTTGAAGACCAAAATCTTTTTCACCTTGTTTAATTAAATCATTAGCTATGTCTAAATACTTTTTATTTCCAGTTTCTTTAGCAAGATTTATTTGAGTACTTACTTTTTTATCTAAATTACTTCCTTTTAAAACTCTATTAACGTAAGGATCTATTGCTGTTATTTTAGTTAATGATTCAGGATCGCCTATATTAGCTGCTCTACTAATTCCACCTAAATGTTCTGCTCCAAATTTAAAACGTTTATCAAACAAATTATATATAGGAT